AAAGTTTAGTAAGACGTATTACAGGTTTTGCTGATATGATACAGCTTACACATTTAAAGCTACAGCAAATAATGGCTCGTATGGTACCAGATGGTGTTTATCTTGATGCTGATGGTTTAGCAGAAGTTGATTTAGGTAATGGTACAAATTATAATCCACAAGAAGCTTTAAACATGTTCTTCCAAACAGGTAGTGTTATTGGTAGATCAATGACTTCTGATGGTGATATGAATCCAGGTAAAGTACCAATACAAGAAATAACAAGTGGTAGTGGTGGTAATAAAATACAAGCTCTTATAACTAACTACAACTATTATTTACAAATGATTAGAGATACTACAGGACTTAACGAAGCTAGAGATGGTAGTACTCCAGATAAAAACGCTTTAGTTGGTGTGCAAAAATTAGCAGCAGCTAATAGTAACACTGCTACAAGACATATATTACAAGCTGGTCTATTTTTAACAGCTGAAACAGCTGAGAAATTATCACTTAGAATATCTGATATTATAGAGTACTCACCAACACGTGATGCTTTTATAAATGCTATAGGTGCTCACAATGTAGCTACACTTGAAGAAATGTCTAGTTTACATTTATACGATTTTGGTATATTTATAGAATTATCACCAGACGAAGAGCAAAGAGCAATATTAGAAAACAATATACAACAAGCTTTAGCTCAACAAAGTATAGATCTTGAAGATGCTATAGATATTAGAGAAATTAAAAACTTAAAACTAGCTAATCAACTATTAAAGCTACGTAGAAAGAAAAAGTTTGAAAGAGATCAATTAGCTCAACAACAAAATATACAAGCTCAAGCTCAAGCTAACACACAGTCTCAACAAGCAGCTGCTCAAGCTGAAGTACAAAAAAACCAAGCTAATGCGCAAGTTGAAGCTCAGCTTGAACAATTAAAAGCTCAGTTTGAGTCGCAAAAAATGATGCAAGAAGTTGAATACAAAAAACAGCTTATGGCTTTAGAGTTTCAGTTTAACATGCAGTTAAAAGGTGTGGAAACTCAAGGCTTAGTTAATAGAGAAAGAGAAAAGGAAGATCGTAAAGATAAACGAACTAAAATACAAGCAACACAACAATCAGAACTTATAGAGCAAAGAAAAACAGGTAAACCACCTAAAAACTTTGAGTCTGCAGGTAATGATATACTAGGTGGTAAAGACTTAGGTGATATGTCACAGTTTGCACCTAGATAATTTATTAATTATTATTATATTATATTATGGCAAAAAAACAAAAAGAAACAGTAGCTGAAAAGACTACAAAAGACAACGTAACAAAAGTTAGTCTTAACAAAAAAACAGATGATAATGATAACATTATCAAAGTAGATTTAACTAAAAAAACAGAAACAGATGCCGTTCCAGAGCAAAGCACAGATGAGGTTCCTGTACGCGACGAATCCGAAACTAGCGAAAAAGTACTCGAAGAAAACGTCGAAACAACAGATGAAAAACCTACCGGAGAAGAAGTCTCCGACAAAGTTCAAGATGAAACACCCGTTATTGAGGAAGTAACAGAGGAACAAGTTGAAGAACAAGCAGAAGAGCTAGTTGAAGAAACAAAGGAAGCTATAGCTGAAGCTCAAGAAACAGGTGAAGCATTACCAGAAAACATACAAAAACTAGTTGATTTTATGAACGAAACTGGTGGTAGTGTTGAAGATTATGTTAGATTAAATCAAGATTACACGCAATACGATGACAACAGCGTGTTAAGAGAATATTACAAACAAACTAAAAAACATCTTACAGATGAAGAGATTAGTTTTTTAATGGAAGACTCTTTCTCGTATGACGAAGAAGAAGATACTGAAAGAGAAATAAAAAGAAAAAAATTAGCGTTTAAAGAGCAAGTTGCCAGCGCTAGAAGCCACTTAGACGGGCAAAAGTCTAAATATTATCAAGAAATTAAAGCTGGGTCAAAGTTGACCTCTGAACAACAGAAAGCTGTTAATTTCTTTAATAGATACAACAAAGAATCAGAAGAGAATCAAAAAGTTGTAGAACGTCAAGCAAATACTTTTAAAATGAAAACTGACGGATTTTTTAATAAAAACTTTAAAGGTTTTAATTACGATGTTGGTGATAAAAAGTATAGATTTAACGTTAAAAATACAAATGAAGTAAAAGAAACTCAAAGCGACATTAATAATTTTGTAAAGAAGTTCTTAAACAAAAATAATGAAATGGAAGATGCTGCAGGTTATCACAAGTCTTTATTTACAGCAATGAACTCTGATGCTATTGCTAAACACTTTTATGAACAAGGTAAAGCTGACGCTTTAAAAGAAAGTATAGCTAAATCTAAAAATGTTGATATGCAACCAAGACAAGCTTTTGGTGGTGTTGAAGCTGGAGGTGTTAAAGTAAAAGTTTTAGGTGATAACTCTAATGATTTTAAGTTTAAAATTAAAAACAAATAAATAACAAATTTAAAATTACAAAATTATGGCAATTACTAATGGACCGTTGTTAAACAGTGTTCCTGCTCAAAAGCAACAAACACTTGCAACGAATTATTTAGATCTTGCGTCAACTGCTAATCAAGGTTGGGCGCAGCAATATGTGCCAGATTTGATGGAAAAAGAAGCTGAGGTTTTTGGACCTAGAACAATTTCTGGTTTCTTATCACAAATCGGTGCAGAAGAGGCTATGACGGCTGACCAAGTCGTTTGGTCTGAACAAGGTAGATTACACTTATCTTACAAATGTAAGTTAACTGACGCTACTTCTTTATTAATACAAGCTGATATAGATGAAGCTGTTTCTACAGCTGCTGGTATATCTAATGGTTTAACTGGAACTCATCACGGTGTAAGAGTAAACGATACTCTTATAATTGCTGATGTTAATCAAGTTAAAAAAGTTATAGTAACAGCAATTTCTGGTGACGACTGTACTATCGCTACTTATGATGGTAGTACTTTAACAGCTACGGACACAAACTTAGCTACTACAGCTTTAGTTTATGGATCAGAGTTTAAAAAAGGTGATAATTATCAAGGTTCAGCTAGTAGAACTGCAAATGAGCCTAAATTTAAATCTTTTACTAATAAACCAATTATTATGAAAGATTACTATGAAGTTTCAGGTTCTGACGCTTCTAGAATTGGTTGGGTTGAAGTTTCTGCTGAAAACGGACAATCTGGTTTCTTGTGGTATTTAAAAGCTGAAGCTGATACAAGAGCTAGATTTAATGACTACATTGAAATGGCAATGTTAGAAAGTGAAATCGGTTTAGATGCTACTGCTGAAACTGGAGTTGATGATTATCTATATGGAGCTGATGGAGGTGAAAAAGTTGGTACTGAAGGCTTATTCGCTGCTATTACTTCAAGAGGTAATATAACTACTGGTGTAACTGGTGTTAACGCTGCTACTGACTTAGCTGAGTTCGATGCAATTTTAGCTGAGTTTGATAAGCAAGGTGCTATCGAAGAGTACATGATGTTTGTTAACAGATCAACTAGCTTAGCTATTGATGATATGTTAGCTTCAATGAACTCTTACGGAGCTGGTGGTACATCTTACGGTGTATTTAACAACTCTGAAGATATGGCGTTAAATTTAGGTTTTACTGGTTTCAGAAGAGGTTCTTATGACTTCTATAAGTCTGACTTCAGATACTTAAATGACAAAGCTACAAGAGGTGGTATTAATGACGCTAATGCTTCTGAAGCTATTAGAGGTGTTATGATACCTGCTGGTACTTCTTCAGTTTATGACCAAACTGTTGGAGCAAGCATGAAGAGACCTTTCTTACATGTAAGATTTAGAGCTTCACAAACTGATGACCGAAGAATGAAGTCTTGGGTTACTGGTTCTGTTGGCGCTGCTACATCTGCTTTAGACGCTATGCAATTACACTTCTTAACTGAAAGATGTTTAATTACACAAGCTGCTAATAACTTCATGTTAATGAAGTAAATCATTATTTAAAAGTCGGGGCTTCGGCCTCGACTTTATTTTATTAATTTTATTATATATTATATTATGGCAAAAAAGAAAACAAAAGTGGAAGTTGAAGAAACTCCACAGGTCGTTGAAACACCAGTTGTTGAAATACCAAAAATAAAAAAAGTTGAACCTGCAAAACCAAGTTGGGAAATAAAAGATAGAGTTTATTATTTAAAAAGCAATAAAAAACCTTTATCTTATATGATACGAAGTTCTAATATATATTATTTTGACAAAGAAAAAGGCTATGAAAGAGAATTAAAGTATTGTCAAAATCAAAAAACTTCTTTTGTAGATGAAATGGTAGGTGATCAAAGATTAGAGCATATTATATTTAGAAACGGTAGTTTATTTGTTGAAAAAGAAAAAACAGTATTACAAAAGCTTTTGTCTTTATATCATCCTCACAAAGATAAACTTTTTTATGAATACAAACCAGCTCAAGAAGCTGCTAATGAAATAGAAATATTAGAATTAGAAGCAGACGCAATAGTAATAGCTAGAGATATGGACATTGAAATAGCTGAAGCTATAATGAGAGTAGAAAAAGGTTCTGAAGTATCTAAGATGAGTTCTAAAGAGCTTAAACGTGATTTACTAGTATTTGCTAGAAATAATCCTGCTTTATTCTTAGAATTAGCTTCTGATGATAACGTTCAACTTAGAAACTTTGGTATTAAAGCTACAGAGCTTGGTATTATAAAATTAAGTAATGATCAAAGAAACTTTTTATGGGGCTCTAATGATAGAGTTATAATGACAGTTCCTTTTGATGAGCATCCATACACTGCTTTAGCGCATTGGTTTAAAACTGATGAAGGTATGGAAATATATGCAAATATAGAAAAACGATTAAACTCGTAACAACCTTAGTAGAGTAACCACTCTTCGGGGTGGTTACAATACTATAAAAAATAAATATGGCAGTATCAATAAATAACGTATATCAAAAAGTTTTAGCTATTGCTAATAAAGAGCAAAGAGGTTATATAACTCCACAAGAGTTTAACTTGTTTGCTAATCAAGCTCAAATGGAAATATTTGAGCAATATTTTTATGATTTAAATCAATTTAGTAGAATATTAGGTAACGATACTAATTACGCTGATATAGTAACTTTGTTAAATGAAAAAATTGATCATTTTGAAAAATATAGAGTCGCTGTTGATATGAGTAACGGTAGTGGTGTTGCTATATTGCCTGACTACTATAGAATGGGAAAAGTATTTTATTATGATACTGATAATAAATACGTGGAAATAGAAAAAATAAATCAAAATAAAATACATCATATTCAAAACTCTCCTTTAATGAAACCTAGCGAAACTAGACCTGTTTACGTAAGATTTTCTAGTGCTGGTGATAATGAATCAAATAGAGAAAGAAGAATACAAATATATCCTGTAACAATAACTTCTAGAGTTCAATGTAACTACATAGCTAAGCCAACTACAGTTAATTGGCAGTACAACGTAATAAATAACTCTGCACTGTATACACCTACTAACACTGTAGATTTTGAATTACATGAATCAGAAGAACAAACTTTAGTAAATAAAATACTTCAATTAGCAGGTGTTTCTATAAAAGATTATAATTTAGCTAAAGCAGCAGGTGAGCAAGAAGTAAAAGAAATACAACAAGAAAAAGCTTAATAAATGGGATTATTTACAGGAACACAAAAAAATTATTATCAAGGTACTAATCACGGTAACTATCAGTTTATATCATTAGATAATGTTATAGATCAATTTTTAGTAGCTTATGTAGGTGAAGAAAAATTAATATCTAAAGCTAAAAGATCTGATGTGGCTTTTCACGCTCAAAGAGCTTTACAAGAGTTATCATTTGATACTTTTAAATCTACAAAAGCTCAAGAAATATCAGTTCCAAGTACATTACAAATGATTTTACCACACGATTATGTAAACTACGTTAAATTATCTTGGAGTGATGCTGCTGGTATAGAACACGTATTATATCCTGCTATAAAAACTTCAAACCCAAAAAACATACAACAAAATACTGACGGTACTTATGATTTTGGTAGTGGTAGTGTCTTGCAATACGATACAGAGTCAGACACTTGGACAGCTTTTAAATCAAATACACCTAGAGATAATGTAGATAGATATGATGACGGTACTTATGATTTAGTTGTTGGCGAAAGATATGGTATAGACCCTAAGCATGCCCAAGTTAATGGTAGTTTTTATATTGATGAACTTGCTGGTAAAATACATTTTAGTTCTAACGTTAGTGGTAAAACTTTAATATTAGAATACATAAGTGATAGTTTAGGTACTGACTCAGAAATGAAAGTTCATAAGTTTGCTGAAGAAGCTATGTACAAATATATATCACACGCTATATTATCAACTAGAGCTAACACGCCTGAATACGTTGTAAACAGATATAAAAAAGAAAAACGCGCAGCTATTAGACAAGCTAAACTTAGATTGTCAAATATTAAATTAGAAGAAATAACGCAAATACTTAGAGGTAAATCTAAGTGGATAAAACACTAAAATATGCCGGAGATTAAATACAATTTTCTTCAAGGCAAAATGAATAAAGACCTTGATGAAAGATTAGTACCTAATGGTCAATACAGAGATGCTTTAAATATTAAAATATCAACTTCTGATAACGACGATATAGGTACAGCTCAAAATATAAAAGGTAATACTTTAATAAATAGTAGTCTACCTACTAACAGCGTTGTAGTTGGTAGCATAGCTGACGAAAAAAATAATTCTCTATACTGGTTTGTATCTCAACCAGAAACAACTTTAAGTAATTTTACTTTTAGTTCATCTCAACCAACAATAAATAAAGACTTAATACTAGAATATAACGGAACTACAATGACACCTGTTTTTGTAGATATGTATTCTGTTATGTTATCTATGTTTAACTCTGCTGGTACAGATCCTGCAGTTAGTTCCGCTAACAAAACAATTACATTTGCAAGCTCTACTTTAATAGATGATATTTCTGAAAACGTGTTTTTACATGTGTATGATAAAAGTTCTGGTAAATTTATTATGCACAATAATAAAATAACAAACATAGCAAGTGCTGTTATAACTTTTGAAAATGATATATCTATATTATCTAGTATTAGCAGCGAAGCTGATAGAAAAAATACTATATTAGTTTTTTCTAGTTTTGATCAAAAAAGAGTTTTAAACTTTAATTCTTCTTATAAAGTTACTGGTATAAATATAGTTGAAGACTTATTATTCTGGACAGATAATAACTCTGAACCTAAAAAAATAAATATTACTAGATCAAAACTAGGTACAACAGATATAAACACTCAAACTAATTTATATGTTAGTAGTTTAAATACTAACGCTGGTAAAGTGCAAGAAGAAAATATAACTGTAATTAAAAAAGCTCCTTTAGAAGCACCTATAGTAGATTTGTTTGCAGCAAGGCAAAATATAACTGGCTTTACAACTTCTTTTGATTTTATTAATTTTACTGTTGACGAAAATAGAAATGAAGTTACTATTACTACGCAAAGTGGTCATGGTTTTAAAGCTAATGATATTTTAGTTTTACAAGAATCAACTAATGAAGTAGAGTTGAGAGTTAAAAGTGTTGATGGTAACAACTTATTTTGCATTATACAAAATAAAACAGGTAGTATCACTATTAGTGCTACTTACGCTATTAGCGTTGTACAAAATAAAAAAACTTTATTTTCAGATAAATTTGTTTCTTTTGCGACAAGATGGAAATACGCTGATGGTGAATATTCTAGTTTTTCACCTTTTACTCAAACAGCTTTTTTACCAAAACAATTTTTTTACGAAACAAAAATAGCACATAACACAGGTATGGAAAACAACTTAAAAGAAGTTGTTATAAAAGATTTTATACCTTATAATATACCTGGCGATGTAGTACAGGTTGATATATTATATAAAGAATCAGATTCACCTGTTATATATTCTGTTGATACAGTAAAAAAAGAAGATAATAATAGTTCTGCTACTAACCCTTGGAACACAAATAACGGTAGCAACCATGCTCAAGGTTTTTTTAAAATAACATCAGATAATATATATGCTGCTTTACCAGAAAATCAATTACTAAGATCTTATGATAATGTACCAAGAAAAGCTTTAAGTCAAGAAGTTGTTTCCAATAGATTAATATACGGTAATTATTTACAAGGTTTTGATTTATTATCTTCTGATGATAAATTAGTAAAACCAGAATTTAACGCTTATATAGAAAAAAGAAAAAATTTAGGTGCTGAGTTATTAAAAAATAGGTTTATAAACAAAGAAGAAACTAACTGGACTTTTGATAGCTCTTGGTCTATAAACCATACTAACAACTGTATTTCTATTGTAAGTGGTAGTTATGTTCAAGGTCATAAAGCTTCTCAAGTAGTAGCTGGTATTAAAGATAATAAAACTTATCAATTAAAGTTTTCTATTACAAACAGTAATTTTAACACCAATAGTGGTATTTTAAGAGTTAGTTTGAAAGGAGCCACTAAAATGTCATCAACTAGTAGTGATTTTAATTTTAATAGTGATGGTGATTATAAAATAATTTTAAAAGTTAATAATGCTACTAGAAACATATTTGGAGCAGTACCTAACAGAAAATCATTAATATTTCATGCAGAGTCACCACTTGGTTTTGACTGTGATATAAGTAATTTTTCATTAAAAGAAGTTTTTGATGTTGATGATAAAAAATCTATTAAGTCTGAAAGAGATTATCAAATAGGTGTCGTATATTCTGATGAGTATGGCAGACAAACGCCAGTTTTAACAGATGAGTCAGCTTCTTTAAAAATAGAAAAAGTTGATAGTATTAACAAAAATCAGTTTAATGTTAAATTAACAAATGATATTCCTTCTTGGGCAAAAAACTTTAAATATTTTGTTAAAGAAACTTTAAGTGAGTATAATAATTTAGCTGTTGATAGAGTTTATAAATCACAAGATAACAACGTGTGGATTTCTTTTCCTTCATCAGAAAGAAATAAAATTGATGAAGATGATTTTTTAATATTAAAAAAAGCTCATAATAGTAGCGACGCAGTATTAGATCCTGAAGCTAAGTACAAAGTTATAGCTATAGAAAACCAAGCTCCAGAGTTTATAAAGAAAAAATTTACAGA